GTATGAATACACGACATACCGCGAACCCTTGTTGTCCCATCGCCCGAACGTATTACTCCCCTCGAACGGCAGGCGGTCCTGCACATAACGGCGCGCGTCTTTGTTAGCTACTCGGTTACTCATCGGTCTGGTCCTCGAATCGTTGAATGGTTGAATTGACCCACGTCTGGTCTGTCATGCACAGGTACGCCAGCATGACTGCGAACTGCACTTGGCTAGGCACAACTTCGTCGTCGTCCTTGTGCGGTGTGACCACACGCACACTGTCTTTGGTAAACACCAACGCAGCATGGTCATGGTCTAGGTGTAGCTTGGAACTCTCGACAATACTGTCACTCATCGCTGTACTCCTCCGGTCTAATTAGACTCAATCAGTTCGCTCCAAGTCGCCCATGTTTCGGCTACAGGCCCGTCGCTGACGGCGAGGCTGTGAATCTCGACAGAAACCCCGTCGTCGCCTCGTCTGATGACGACCGTGCCGCCGCCTTCAATGTCGATAAATAGGAGCTCGTTATCGCTGTTGGCTTCGTCGAAATGGAATGCGTCGATGCTCATCACTCCTCCTCCGCTCGGTTGAAGTCCTCGCTGTAGAACACGGCATCAACAAAATTGCCGACGCTCATGTCGTCCTCGTCGCTTGTGTCCAGAACACACTCAACACGCAGTGTGCAGTCGAGAGACTGAACGAGGTAGCCAGTCGTATCGCTTACACGGTCGAGCAGATAGTCAACAAGCTGATCTCGCACATAGCGGTCGTCTATCTCTGATAGGTCAATGTTGACGTGGTGTCGTCTGGTGTTACTCATCGCTGTACTCCTCCGGTCTAATTAGACTGTCCAAAACCCAAAGTCACTGCCATCACCGGGATGGGCACCGAAGTACATGCCCTCGGGTGCGCACTCATCGAGCGCGTCCATCACAGTATGCAGCAGCTCGGTACACTCTCCGCCGTCCCACCACGGGTGGGTGTCATCCATAGCGGCAGCCACAGGCGGCATGTATTCACTGCGCCGCACCTTCTCGTAGAGTTCATGGTTCAGCACCATAAGCTCGTCAAAAAATGCAAAGTACAAGTCGTACCCACGCAGGGTGCCGTGGATGATTGTCCCCTCTCTTACTTTACTCATCGCTGTACTCCTTGGCGGTCTAATTAGACTCAATCACGGTGTATCGGCAGTAATCGCCCGCCAGCTCGTCAGGGGTGTCACTCTGCAGGGCTGGGCAGGATAGGAACTCGGGCGCGTCGCACTCGCTGATCATGCCGGGGTAGACGCTGCGCTCAAACGCAGCGATGCGCTCGCACTCTCGCTCGTCGTCCACGCCGGTGTAGTCGCCGTTGATCAGTGCCGATGCCCAATGGGCAGGGGCAGTCAGGGTGTAAGTTTCAATCATCGTCCTCGCCCTCTTCGTCGTCGAAAAACGCCACACTGGCCATGTCTCGCACCTCGGCCTCGCTCATGTACTGGAGGCACTCGCGGGCAATGTCCTCCCAGCGGAGGACGCCTTCTTCTGCGAGCTCTACTAATTTGTTGGTTGCTTCACGCATCGTCCTCGCCCTCTTCGTCGTCGTAAGCATCAAACAGTCGGGAATGCAGGTGAAGGTGCGAGGCAGTATCGACCTCCCCATTACTCATGCAATCTTCTAGGGCTTCGATAAGCATCTGCAGCTCGTCACGGGTTAAATCAATTTCCATGCTGTACTCCTTCGCAGCTTGGCTGCGGTCTAATTAGATGGTTTGGGTTTCTCTGAGCCTGAGCCTATAGTGTACCACATCCAGCTTAACTTGTCAAATAAGAATAAAATAGCCGTGGGATAAAGTGGTCGAAGTACAGAACAAGCCCAAACCCACGCAGACGCCTGTGTCTGTAGTGTTTCGCCCCGTCAATTTTGCGTGTTCTTGTCGGACCGAACGCCGGAGAGCCCGTCATGACGCGGTTTGGCTCTCAAAAAAGTGGGGCATTGGTGGGGAGATGTTCTGTGTCAGGGCGAAACACTGGAACGCCCGCCATGCCTAGCTTTGCGATAAAAAAAGTGGGGCTTGTTCTTGACGGACCGAACACGAAAAGTCTAATTAGATCAATGGGTTATGTATGGTTTGGTTGTGTTGTTCGTTTTGAAAAATCAGCCTAGTCGGGGTAAAGCACAGAACCGGCCAAGTGCGCGGTGTGTGCGGTGTATTTTTAGAGAGAGAGAGAGAGAGATAATAATTACTAATAACTTGCCTAACATACAGAACAACCGCGCCATGCCTAGCTTTGCGTGTTTCGCCCTGACAGAACACGACAGAACAAGCCCCACTTTGCTTTTCTGAAACCCGCGCCACTGCTGGCTTTGCGGTGTTCGCTCTGACAATGCCCTGACAGAACACGGTCTAAATAGACTGCTCAGCGCCCATTACTGTTGCCCAATGCCCATTACTGCTGGCAATGGCGGGTACGGTCAGGGAACGGTCACGCAAAGAAAAGCCCGGCTGGATACCAGCCGGGCTCGTGGGGGTCGGTCTAACTAGACTGACATGTTCGCCTCATCGGGATTCTCCCAGCCCGCATCGACGGCAAGCTGGTAGAGCCGCTCAAGCCGAGGATCAACGGCAAGGGCTTTATCTTTTCGGAAAAGCTCCGCCCATGCCTGCGCGTATTGATCCTTAAACGGGACAGCCCGCTGCTCGGGCTTACCCTTAAGACCCTTAGCTAATGCCTGAAGCGTCACGCCATGCACGCGTTTTTTGCTATCGACGTGGGCCTGCCAGACCTTACGCAGTTGGGCCGGGGTTACTTTATCGCCAAGGCACGTGCGGATCGCATTCTTATCCGCTTGGCTTGCATCGGGGAGCAGTTTATTCAGCCCACCCGTTTCTTTTGCCGCCGCCTTAACATCCTTATGAACACGGCCCGCCAGTAGATTCATGCAAAGTTTGGCGTTAATGGCAGCTTGCCCGGCAGATGCCGCGTTAAACTCTGTCGGCGACACTGGCGCATCCGCCGCTGCGTTATGCTGCTCGATCTTTTCGCCATGCTTGCGAACGGTGACGATGGTTTCTTTTTTCGCGTTAGTCATGATTGAACCCCTTTTGTGTTGAACAATGCCGCCGGGGCGAATCCCCAAGCGACGCCTTAAATATTACGCCTTCCGCGTTGAATTGTCAACTAGAAACTAGTCTATTTAGACGGACCCTTGTCCGTACAGAGGAACGCGCGCGAGTGTGTAGTATAGCACAGTCGGCATTGACTTGTCAAACTAGACCCCGCCCCTATGTCGATTCGCAGGGCTCGACGACGCGACCCCCCACCCCCCAAAAATCGGCCACGCGCGCATGACTTATATACATGCCATTCCACACAAACGATCAGTAAAATTTTTCAAACACCCCCACCCCCTATCAATTTTGCTAGACCAACCTAGTAAACACCCCCCGCCCCCTTTTTATATAGAGGGACCCGCGAGTTTCTTGCATTGCGTATAATAATTTCTATATAGTCCCGAGGGCTCAAGGAGAATACTAAATGGCTGATGAAGCTGACATTGCCAACGACTATTTAGAACGCGTCCAGCAAGCCGCACTGCGTACACCTCGCCCGCAGATGCCTAAAGGTGAGCCGGGCGAATGCGATTGGTGTGGTGAATACACACCTCGCCTAGTCAAACGTGCATGTGCACGATGCCGTGATGAGCATAATCTGGGTTAGATATGACACTTGAGTTTTTGCTTGACGACAAAGACCTGATTCCACCGCTTGAACAGGTGCCGATGGAGGCCCAAGATAAGCTCAATACGCGCGAAGAGATATTTGCAGCGGCTAAAACGGCGGAGTTTATGGCAGAGCTAGGCGACGAGGCAGCGTCTGAAATCAACGAAGATGACGAAAATAGGGCTCGTGATCTGTTTGAGACCGCCCGTGTGCCAACAAAATACGAGAAAGAACTACCCGGCGTGATGCGTAAACTCAACGCCATGCTGGATGAGTATGATCACATGATCATCGACGACGCTCAGCAGGTGCGTACGTACGTAACAAATCGCTTACTAGAGGAGTCAAGCGATGAAGACCCTAAAATACGCATGCGCGCACTTGAGTTGCTGGGTAAAATCTCAGACGTCGGGCTGTTTTCCGAGCGCCAAGAGGTCACTGTCAAGCACCAGAGCACAGAAGAGCTGGAGGATTTACTCCGTAACAAGCTCACGCGGCTCATTGACGGTGATGTGGTTGACGCCGAATGGTCAGAAGGTCGCAGTTTTGACGACCAAAAGCCCGATATAACCGACCAAGTCTCTCCTGACGACATATTTTCTGACGAGTGACGTCGTTTTGAGCGCAGTAATGGCAGAAAAAAGAGAATTTTCGCAGGAAGAGCTCAATACGCTTTTGCAAAACCTGCATAAGTTCTCGCCAGCGGAGCAAACAAAGCTCTTAGAGGTCGTTGAAGAGCTAGAATCGCGCAAAAAAGCGGAAAAATCGCGGGATTCGCTGCTTGCGTTCGCTAAAACGATGATGCCGGACTACAAAATCGGCCCTCATCACAAAAAATTGGCCAAATTGCTCGAAGATATGGCCCATGGGCGCAAAGATCGGGTCACAGTGTCTATTGCACCGCGATTTGGTAAGTCTCAACTGACTTCAATTTTCTTTCCGGCGTGGTTTATCGGTAATTGGCCGCATAAAAAGATCATGATGGTCTCCCACACCGCCGATCTGGCCACTGATTTTGGTCGTAAAGTCCGAAATTTGGTCAATTCACCCGAGTATCAGCGCATTTTTCCCGATGTGGAGCTCTCCGCAGACAGTAAGTCGGCTGGCAGATGGTCAACGAACAAGGACGGCGAGTATTTCGCGGTGGGTATTGGCGGTGCCATCGCAGGTCGTGGCGCACATTTGCTTGTTGTCGACGACCCACACAACGAGCAGGACGTTCTGAACGGCAATTTTGAGGTATTCGACAAGGCATACGAGTGGTACGCCTACGGTGCGCGGACGCGACTCATGCCGGGTGGCTCAGTGGCGGTTGTGGCGACACGCTGGGCAGAGCAGGACCTGATTGGTCGGCTGCAGACTGACATGGTGCGTAACGCTGACTCAGATCAGTGGGAAGTTGTTGAATTTCCGGCGCTTTTTGAGAACGAGTCGGTGCCAGCAGAAGCTCCTGAGGAGCAGAAATACATCTCGTTGTGGCCTGAGCAGTGGCCGGTCAAGTCTTTGCTTCGCACTAAGGCGTCCATGCCGTCATTTCAGTGGTCGGCGCAGTACATGCAGCAGCCGACGGCCAAGGATGCGTCAATAATAAAGCGTGAATGGTGGCGTGAGTGGGATTATGATGAGCCACCACCGTGTGAATACGTGATCATGAGCCTTGACGCGGCGGCAGAAAAAACCACGCGGTCAGACTTTACAGCGCTGACTACGTGGGGTGTGTTTTACAAAGATGACGAGAATGGTCTGCCGCAGGCGAGTATAATTTTGTTGAACAGCATAAAAGAGCGCTTGGAGTTTCCTGAGTTAAAACGCCTTGCGTATGACGAGTACAAGGAGTGGGAGCCTGATTGGTTCGTGATTGAGAAAAAGTCCTCCGGTGCGCCGCTGTTTCAGGAGTTTCGTCGCGCTGGCATCCCTGTGCAGGAGTACACACCTCATCGTGGCACGGGTGATAAAGTTATGCGCCTTAACTCAGTCTCTGATATGTTCGCTTCAGGGCTCGTGTGGTATCCGGTCGGTAGGCGTTGGGCTGAAGAGGTTGTTGACGAGGTCTGTGGCTTTCCTGCAATGCCAAACGACGACTTGGTCGATAGCACCGTGATGGCGTTGATGCGCTTTAGAAGCGGTGGATTTATTGAACTGCCTGATGACAGGTGGGAAGACGAAGAAGATTTTGAACCCGTGAGAGCGGCTTACTATTAAGGTTGAGTCATGGCTGTAGATAAAGCGTTATATGGTGCCCCAAAAGGCATGAAAGACAGAGCGGCAGCCGAAGAGCCGCTTGAAATTGAAATCGAAGACCCTGAACGGGTTGAGATGAGCATCGGCGGTGAAGAGATTTTTGAAATCGAGCCGGGTGATGAGGGCGATATGATTCCGCACTCGGCGAACCTTGCCGAGTATATGGACGAGCAGCAGTGCGCTCAGATTGCTGATGAGCTGCTTGAAGCCTACGCCACCGACGTTCAGTCCCGCGCAGAGTGGGAAGAAACTTACCACGACGGTCTTGAGCTACTGGGGCTTAAGATCGAGGATCGTTCCGAGCCTTGGGAGGGCGCGTTCGGCGTCTATCATCCGCTGCTTGCTGAGGCAGTGGTGAAGTTTCAGTCCGAGAGTATTGTCGAGACATTTCCGGCACAGGGGCCTGTCCGCACTAAAGTGCTGGGCAAAGGCAACCGAGAGAAAGAAGAGGCGGCGACGCGTGTCCGTGAGGACATGAATTATCTTCTGACCGAGAAGATGGCCGACTACCGCTCCGAGCATGAGCGGCTTTTGTGGAACTTGCCCATCGCAGGCTCTGCGTTTAAGAAAGTGTTCTATGACCCCTCGCTGGAGCGTCCTGTCGCGCAGTTTATTCCGGCTGAAGACTTTGTTGTGAGCTACGGCGCATCAAGCCTTGAGAGCGCGCAGCGTTACACCCACCGCATGAAGCGAACCAAAAATGAGATTCGCAAGATGCAGGTCAGTGGGTTTTACAAAGAGTGTGAGATCGGCGACCCGACCGCTGATGAAGATGACATCTCTAAGCGCAAAGATGAGATTGGTGGCTTTGATGCGGCGCAGGATGACCGCTACACGCTGCTTGAGGTGCATTGCGAGCTCGACATTGATGGCTTTGAAGACCTCGATAAGTTCGGTGAGCCGACCGGCATTGAGCTGCCCTATGTGGTGACGATTCTCAAAGACAGCGGCAAAGTGCTGTCGATCTATCGAAACTGGGCTGAGGATGATGAGAAAAAGCGCAAGCAAATCCATTTCTCGCACTACAACTACATCCCCGGCTTTGGCTTCTATGGTTTCGGCCTTATCCACCTCATTGGTGGTTTTGCCAAAGGCGCTACGTCGATCATGCGCCAGCTCGTCGATGCGGGCACGTTGTCTAACCTGCCGGGCGGCTTCCGTACGCGGGGGCTTCGTATACGTGGCGGTGATACGCCGATTGCACCGGGTGAGTTCCGCGATGTGGATGTGCCGACTGGCACGATCAAAGACAACATTATGCCGCTGCCCTATAAGGAGCCCTCAACGGTTCTAGCAGGGTTGCTTGACAAGATTGTCGAGGAGGCACGGCGGTTTGCGTCGATGTCTGACATCAGTGTTGGCGATATGCAGCCAAACGCGCCGGTTGGGTCCACACTGGCGATTCTGGAGCGTCAGCTTAAAACACTGACGGCGGTGCAGGCGCGCATGCACGCGGCGATGAAGTCTGAGTTTAAGATTCTCAAGTCAATCGTGGCGGACATGTCGCCGGACGACGAGTACAGCTACGAGCCCATCGGTGATGAAGGGTTCATGGCTCGCCGTCGTGACTACATGATGACTAACATCATTCCGGTGTCTGACCCCAACGCCTCCACAATGTCGCAGCGCATTGTTCAGTATCAGGCGGCGATGCAGCTGGCTCAGCAGGCTCCGCAGCTCTATGACCTGCCGTTGCTCCACCGTCAGATGATTCAGACGCTTGGCATTAAGAATGCTGAGGAGCTGATCCCTGACGAGGACGACATTAAAGCTGCCGATCCGATGACTGAGAACATGGCGTTGCTCAACGGCAAGCCGGTCAAGGCGTTCCCCTATCAGGACCACGAGGCGCATATTCAGGCGCACATGGCGTTTGCTCAGGACCCTGAGATTGCCAAGATGATCGAGATGGAGGGCGAGGCTGGCAAGATGAAGCTGGCCGCTGGCATGGCCCACATTAACGAGCACATCGCTCAGCAGTACCGTCAGCGTGTTGAGAAAGAACTTGGTGTGCCGCTCCCGGCGTACGACCCCGAAGAAGACGGCGAGACGCTCAGTCAGGAGCAGGAGCTGGCTATTTCTCGTCTGGTGGCCGAGGCCGCTCCGCGTGTTACTGGCAAGGCGCAGCAGATGGCGCAGGCTGAAGAAGCTGCCAAGAAGGCTCAAGACCCTGTTGTGCAGATGCAGGAGCGTGAGCTTGAGCTTGAGCGCGGTGAGCTGGAGCGCAAGATTCAGAAGGATAAGATGGACTACGAGCTTAAGCTTCGCGATATGGAGATCGAAGCGGCTCGCATCAGCTCTCAAGAGAAGCAGGCAGGTGCTGCCATTGGCTCTAAACTCCGCCAACAGGTGGCCGAGGCCGAGGCTGATCTTGAAGAGACCGGCGTGAAGATCGGAGCCGATCTCGCCGAAAAACGCATCGAGGCGCAGCAGAATTTGTTGAGCCAGATGATGCAGCAGCAACAGCGTTCTCAGTCTGAGAATGATGGCAATGAGCAGGAGTAAACGATGATTCGCACATTCGGAGAGCACCTCCGCAAAGAGATTCGCAAGGACATGGACGATCTGACGGATGCCATTTCGTCAGGGGCTGCCAGTTCTTACGAAGAGTACACCCACTATACGGGTGTAATTAAAGGGCTGGCACAGGCTGAACGGCTTGTGCTGGATTTGATGGAAGCAGCAGAAAAAACCTCTGACGAGAACTAGGAGGCAACATGACTTCAGCCGATACGGCTGCACCTCAGCTCACTGAGCAGCAAATCCCGAAGCCTTCGGGCTATCGCATTTTGGTCGCATTACCTGAAATCAAAGAGACTACTGAAGGCGGCATTGTTAAGCCTGATTCTGTTTTAAAACAGGAAGAAGTCTCTACGATGGTCGTTCAGGTAGTTGATATGGGCCCGGACGCGTATCAAGACAAAGAGCGCTTTCCGAATGGTCCGTATTGTCAGATTGGCGACTACGTTCTTATCCGTGCCTATTCTGGCACGCGCTTCAAGATTCATGGCCAAGAAGTTTTCCGAGTCATTAACGATGATTCGGTCGAGGCTGTGGTTGAAGACCCAACGGGATATTCCCGCATTTAAGGAGTGAACTATGGACCCCGAAAACAAGAATGAGGAAGTAGATTTCGACGATACTGAGTTTGTCGTCGGTTCTGATACAAGCGGTGTTCCGCCTGCGATGAAAAACCAGTTCAAGCAGGAGGACGAATCGGAAGTAGAGGTTTCTAAGGAAACTGAAGCCCCGAAGGCCGAAGAAAAGCAGGAGTCGCAAGACGATTTTGAACTTGAGATTGTCGACGACACACCGCCTGAAGATCGCAACCGCAAACCGTTGCCTGATGAGGTCGTTGAAGAGATTGAGCAGGACGCTGCTGAAGACTACTCCGCTAAAGTAAAACAGCGGATCGACCAGCTCAAAAAGGCATGGCATGACGAGCGTCGTGCTAAGGAGCAGGCTGCACGAGAGCGTGAGGCTGCAGCTGAGTATGCACAGCGTCTTCAGGCGGAGCGTGAAAAGCTCCATCGTGAGTTGTCCAGCGGCGAAAGCTGGGCGCTTGAACAAGCTAAACAGCGTGCTTCGCTGCAGCTTGAGGCGGCTAAGCGTAAGTATCGTGATGCTTACGAGCAGGGTG